CTGAAAGGAATGTAAATCATTTCATTTTTGTTATTTTCTGACAAAAACAACGTATTATAAGAAGAACCAGTCGCCAATGAATGATCGTATTCAATAACTATTGTTGGAGCACCAGTTGATAAAGCAACCTGAGAACCAATAATACCAGCACCGGGGCTATATCCTGTGTATGTACTTCCTCTTTCAGTTGGAACCATAAATAGGATATCTCTTCCTGTAGAACTTGCATCGTCAATAGGTTGCCATCTACTATCATCAAATGAGAAACTTACCTTGTATTTGCTTACTTTTGAGGTTAAAGCACTTGGGGGTGTAAGTTTGATAGGCAAGACCCATATCTCGTCAGATTCTTTGTAATATGTGGGGTTACTAGCGTCATCTGTTAGTTTACCACCGAACTTAAAGCAAGGATCAAAGAAGAGCCTGAATGGGTTTGTTAAACCACCAGCGTCTTCAAATAGTTTTCTGTAAAAGCCTACTTTTCTACGTCCTTCATTAAAATCTCTAGTACTTCCATCTTGAGCACCGCCTCTTCCCCATTCAAACAATCTAAAAGAGTTATATTTTGGTGCTACTACATCTGCACTTTCAGAACCATTGTATTTTCTTACAACTTCGCCAAAGTTAATCAAGCCACCTACAACAAAAACATTGTCCTCAACTGATGTTACCCAAGGTTCTGAACAGTTTGTAGTAGCCCCTACAACAGGATTTCCTCCTGAATCATTGGCAATATTAGATGTAAAAGACCATAAATACCAGCCATTCTTATAAATCCAAGCAATATTTAACTGAGGTACTACAAAAATAAGCTGTTCGTGTTGTTCATCATATGATAAATGGCATTTTTCTAGATTTTCTGAAAAGTCATACACAAAATCAGGTCTATCATCGTCTAAACCAATAAAACCATTTTCTACAAAATAGTGAATAAGAGGGTTGACTGTTTCAGACTGGAAAAATCTTTTTATTGGAAGACTTATTTCATCTGAAGAAAGACCTGTACCTGAAACATAAACACCATTGCGATCAACCCAATGAACTCTGTTTTGTCTGAATAGTACCGCTTGTGGTCCAAGACAACCAATATCATCATGGACAAGAACTGATCTACCAGATGATAGTAAAACTCCATTTGATGGCTGGTAATACCATGTTTGATTTTCAGACCAAACCATAATATTACTGTTGATTACAGCAATAGCAGTAATATCACCAATCATTTCATGAAATGTAAAAGAGTTGTCGCCTATAATAGCGTTTGGAACTCCAACATCTGAGAAATAAATCGTTTTACCTGAAGCATAAATCAGTCTGCCTTCTAAAGCTTCTATTGCAGCAAATGACGATAACTCAGAATCCTGAATATAAGTAAAGGCATTTTGTTCAGCAAATAAGCCATTTTTGAAAGTAACTGGCGTAATAAGAGACGTTTCGCTGTAGCTGTTTGTTAGATCGTCGTTTAGTTCATTTTTTGTATTAACATTGTTAATATTTTTTTGTCTGTTACCTAGATATTGAGCTGGGTTGTATACCCATAATCCAGTTTCACTTCCAAAGTAAATCTTTCCCAAATACTGCTTAAAAAAGAAAGTAGAATCTTTAGCTAGGTCTATCTGTGCCCAGTTGGCTAAGTTGTTAGAAGTTTCGTAATATCCATGATAAAAGGCTGTAGATTGAAGCTCTTGGTCTTGTTCGGCAGTGTGCTGGTACAAAACCTCTTGCCAACTATTGTCTGTCTCATAATCATAAATGTTTACACAGTAGTATTGGACCACATCACCCAAATCTTCATCTTCTACTTTAGAACCTGTAAGAGGAGTTGTCTCTTTTAAAGCTGCGGTGTACCCAAACGCTAAAAATACTGAAATGATTTGTTTACTGCCAAACTCAGTAACAAAAGAAAAGCTTCCAAGGTGCTTTTGTAATCCATAAGTAGTACCAGTTGTGTCTATTGGACTCTGGGGGCTATTTATGTTTAAGGCATTTAGCGGAGCGTTGAACTCTTCAAGTGTGCCAAATCCTTCTCTTGTTTCAAATAAACCTCTGTTTTTATAAAGATTCTGAATAAAAACCGTATTATTGTAAGGATTTTGAAGTTCTATGCCTTCTCGGAGGATTTCTATTTCTTGCCTTGGTGCTGCCATTTATGTTTCCTTATAGTTTTTCTAGCGCTTTTTTGATCTTTCCAGTGCTTCATTTAGTATTGAAGATAATCCAACTCATCTGAAGCGACAACACTAGTATTCGCCCATGTCCTACCTTGGCTTAGATACTCGATCAAATCCAACTTTCTTTCTGCTAGTTGTTGCATTAGCACAGGATTAGCTGCAAAGTCCTTTATCTGGTATTGTTTACAAGCCAAAAGTGCAACTAAATCATGAAACTGGGTGAGGTCGTCAATGAAGACACCAGCACCTGATGTAGCAATATTAGCTAAGGTAAATGGGCTATCATTAAAACCCACATACTCTACAAGAATGTTTTCTACTTCACCTGAGAAGATAAGCTTGCTTCCTCTCAACATGTACAAGTTTATGCCATTTCTAACTGAAACTAGACTTCTAGATGGTTGTAAGTAGTATCGTGGGTTTCCTGAAGCTTCTGCCTGTGAAACTCGCATAATACGGTATAACCTATCACCTGCTGGAGTAGCACCCATAATGGTATTACCAGTAAGCGTTGTTGCTAGGTCTAGTTCGTCGTCATTGACTGCTGTGTAGAGTTCTTGAGTTGCATAAAAGTTAGAATCCTCTTCAGCAACTTGAGAAACAAACTCACGATAACCAATATTAAGAAACGTTACAGCGTTGTCAGGACTCATAAAAGTTTGGTCAGAGTCGTCTACATATTGTTTGAAAAGTTCTGCTACTTCAAAAGTTGTCATTTATTTACTCCGTTGCTCTGCCATTGATTACTGCAAGGTCATTGCCTTGTGGTTGCTGCCTTACTTGGCCTCTAGCAGTTTCATAAGCATTTGACATTAGAGCATTTTCCATCATAGCTTCCTGCATTTGTTCTCTAGCTGGTCCTGAAGCTGCTATTTGTTGTGCCAAAGCCTCTTGTTCGTATTCTCCAGACTTAGGCATCATTGGGAAAACCCTATCCATTGCTTTTGCTTCTTCTGGGTTTTCTGGATTTGGTGGTTTAAAACCTGCCAAAGCCACTAAGATATCTCGCATGTAGTCACGGATTGGTTCAGCAAGATCATAATATTCATCTGATTTCATGAAGCTACTAAATACTTGCAAGAATGTTGGAATATCATCATTGCTGAATATCTCAATCTGAGCGCCTGCTTTAACGCTATCCAAAATCTCTTGTGCATGGTTAAGTGCTCTTGTTTCTTCTAGGACATAGGCATTTCCTGTCTTAAATGAAAGCTCTTTTAGTGCAAGTTCTTTTGGAATCAAGCCGAGTTGCAAGAGGTTTAGAATCTTAGCGTCTCTGTCTTGTGCTTCGTCTCTGAATAAGCTACCTGCTTCTAGGAACACTTCAGGTGTTTCTACAATGTCGGTAGCATTTATTTTCTTAAACACCATAGAACCCATACCATCAAACATGCGGATATATTTATCTTTGGTGTAATATTTCTTCATCAGACAAAGAACACTTGTTGCCATGTCTCTAACGGCATGTTCAATGTTTGTTTGTGTCATCATCAACTGAGAAACATCTTGTTGAGAAAGAGCTTCAATGGCCTTACCAGATGTAACGCCAACTGCTCTTTTACCAAGTGATGTTGAGTGAATACCAGCAACATCTAACATTTCTGATTGAAGTTTTGCAATATTATCTAGTACATAACCGGGTAATGGTGCCATAGATACTTGCTGTGGTACTCCACCTGCTGCATTATAATAGACAATCTCTCCCGGTGTTCCTCTAATAGCTGAACCATTTACGCCAGCAGTTTTAGGAATAAGCCATTTTGGGTTACTCATTAGTTCGACATTCTGAATAACTTGATTACGGGCTTTATTGTATAGGTTTTGCAAATCGATAATGCTTTCAATCATACCCTTACCCCAGACTTTATCTGGAAGATTAGTATAACGAATAAACTGAACTGGCATCTTATCTATTGGGTTTTCCCCACGGTATAAATATTTATCTCCAACTACAAACGCATGTTTACCATTTTTGAAATAGATTTCATAAAGTTCTACTCTGGGATAGAAATATGACCCACCATTGTAAGTTTGTGTGTTGGGAAGGGAAGTGTCCTCATTCGAACTCATTGAAACTGTTGGAGCAGCATCAATCTCTTCTGCTTTTTCTGGATAAGCTTGCTTTAAATCTTCTTTACGGACTATTGTTCGCAAAGCTATATAACTAGAATCGTCTGGATGGTTACAACCGGGTTCAAAAAATACATCATATGGAGAGACAACCTCCATTGTTACGCAGCCTTTGTCGGGATCATAGTGCTCTTGAAGAGCTACAGACCCACAAGATACAAGCCATTCGATTGCTTTGACTAGTTTATCTTTTACTTTGTCTGAATGATAAAAATATTTAATAAGTTCTTCTGAAGATTTTGCTTTTGCTATATCTTCATTGGAAGGTGATGCTGGAAGGACCGCAATACCGGGATAGTTTGTAGTTAAACGACTTGTAATAGCTCTGTACAGGTTTAAAACAAGGTTTACTACAAGCTGATTACGACCGGGTTGATTACGAAGAGTTACATATTGTCTTAGGGTTTTATCAAAACGGACGTTTTGCTGGCCGTTTAGATACATAAGAGACAAATCCCAGAGCCTTGTTTCTGCGATTTTTGAAGTTTTTGAACTTTCTAGGAGACTTTTTATTCCTTTAGGATATCCTTGTTCATCTAATAGTGATTTTGTATTATCCATTTTCTTTAAATGCTCCTATTTTTTCTAAAAACTTTGCTATTTCTAAACCAGAATCTGCTATTTGCAGTCCTTTATCGGCAATGTCAGTTACTTCTTTGGGTTGGTCTGCCATACGCATACGCCTCATTTTTTCTGTTTCTTGTATTTCTTCAATAGCTTTATCTGCTTTTTCTGTAAGACCACCTTCAATAAGATCGCTACCTAAGCCTCCAACTTGTTTTCCAAGTTTTGTGCCTTCCACTGCACCTTTAGGGCCGCCGTATATACCACCAACAATGCCACCTGTGGCTGCTAAACCAAGTTCCAAAGCTTGCCCGAGCCCTTTTCGTGTTTTGGCTTTTTTCTGAAGTTCTCTGGCGGCGACTTGTCTTGCTGCCATCGCATTTTTTAGCGCCTCTTCGGCTGCTTGATCTTCGAAAGCTTCAGAGCCTAGCGAGCTTTTTCCTGTAAGACCTTTAGATTT